AACCAAGTTGTTAAAGAGTCGGTAGAATCAAAAATTACAAAAACAGCATCTACAGGTTCAGCAACAAATTTGATTGAAAGCAAAACTTATGAGAATCCTCAGTTCATGAGAATGAAGGATTTGATGTTAAAAATAAAATAAATAAAAATAAACCTACATTTAAAAATTAAAAAATGGGAGCATTATTAGAATCAGGTCTTGTTGGTAACATCGGTTTAAAACACCTTAAAGTTATCAAAGAAGATACAATTAACAAATGGGATAGATTAGGATTCCTAGACGGTCTTAAAGGACACATCAAAGAGAACATGGCACAATTATATGAAAACCAAGCGTCTCACCTAATCAACGAAGCGGCTGCGACTGATAACTCAGGTTCATTTGAAACAGTAGTTTTTCCAATCGTAAGACGTGTATTCTCTAAATTATTGGCTAACGACATCGTGTCTGTACAAGCTATGAACTTACCTATTGGTAAATTGTTCTACTTCATTCCTAAAATTCAAGGATACGACACAGGACAAGACCCAACTGCGGGTGGTACTCACATTGCACCATTTGGTGCTCCAAATGGACCTTCTTCGCCACAGACAGGTTATGCGTCAACAGACAAAAATCTTTACGATAGATTTTACGAAGGAAATGAGGCTCAATTAGACCCTCCAGGATTGTTCGACTACTCTAAAGGTAAATTTAGTGCTGTGACTGTTAACCCTATGACTGTAGCTTGGTCTTCAGGTCAACTTGTTAATTCAGCATATGCTGCAGGTGAATACAGAAAAGTATTATTAGCGGTTACTGGATTTTCATCAGGTGGTGCGGGAAAATTGATTGGTCCTGATGGTCAGATTATGGACAATGAGTCATTCTTATCAGACTTAAGGGTATTTCCTGTAACAACTGCAGGTGGTGCTTTTTCAGGTGCGGGTTCAAGTACGACGGCATTACTTTTCAGAGTAGTAACTCAAAAATACGGTAAAGGAATTGTTCAATATGGTCAAACAAGTCAACTACAATTTCCAGGAAGTGCTGGTAACTATGGTGGTAATGATGGGTATTATGACAATCTTTGTGATGTAACAGGTACAATCTACTTGGAAGTTGATTTACAAGTTCCTTGTTCAATTGGAGCCAATTCATTAGATGGTTATTCAGGTTTGACTACAACTATCGCAGGAACAGTAAATAACCAATTTACAACAACTTATAGAGTATACCAAGAGTTAGAATTCGAAGATAAAATTGGTGAAGTTTCTTTTGACTTAGAGTCAGTAACTGTATCTGTAACAGAAAGAAAACTAAGAGCACAGTGGTCTCCTGAATTAGCACAAGACGTTTCTGCATTCCACAACATCGATGCTGAAGCTGAATTAACAGCTTTGTTATCTGAGCAAGTAGCAGCAGAAATTGACCGTGAGATTTTACGTGACTTACGTAAAGGTGCGGCTTGGACATTACGTTGGGATTACAATGGATGGAAGAGAGGTACTTCAGCTAACCCATTGACTCAATACACTCAAAAAGATTGGAATCAAACTTTGATTACAGCAATCAACCAAATTTCAGCACAAATCCACAAGTCTACACTTCGTGGTGGAGCTAACTGGATTGTTGTTTCTTCTGAGGTTTCTGCGATTTTTGACGATTTAGAATACTTCCACGTATCTAATGCGGCTCCTGAGCAAGACCAATACAACATGGGTATTGAAAGAGTAGGTACTTTATCTGGTCGTTACCAAGTATATCGTGACCCTTATTTCCCACCAAACACAATTTTGTTGGGTCACAAAGGTTCTTCATTGTTAGATACTGGTTACGTTTACGCACCATATGTACCTCTACAATTAACACCTACAATGTACAATCCATTCAACTTCACACCTATCAAAGGTATTATGACAAGATACGCTAAGAAAATGGTTAACAACCGTTTCTACGGACGTATCACTGTTGACGGAGTGCCGGGAAATCATTAGAGAGGGAAAAGGCGTACAGGAACCTCGCAAA